AAGCTATTGTTTTCCGTCAAGTGATGTAATGCACTTTAAAACATCAATGTCATTTGACGGACTGACCGGCGCACCGGTGCGGGATATTCTGAAAGCGACAATAGAGGGCGGTTTAGAAAGCCAAAACTTTATGAACAACCTTTATAAAGGCGGCTTGACGGCGCGGGCGGCGTTACAGTATACCGGCGATTTATCCCCGAAACTGGAAAAACAGTTGATCGCGCGACTGGAGGAATATGCCAACGGCGCGAACAATGCCGGTAAATTCATACCGATCCCGATCGGAATGAAGTTAGAGCCGCTTAATATCAAGCTGACAGACAGCCAATTTTTTGAATTGAAAAAGTATAGCGCGTTACAGATTGCGGGAGCGTTCGGCATCAAGCCGAACCAAATAAACGATTATGAGAAAAGCAGCTATGCCAACAGCGAAATGCAGAACATTTCTTTTTATATTGACACTGAATTATATATCTTAAAGCAGTATGAGGAGGAAATAAACTATAAGTTGTTGGAGCCGAGCGAAACGGCAGCGGGGAAACATTTTAAATTTAATGAAAATGTGATCCTGCGTACCGATGCAAAAAGCCAAGCCACAATTTTAACCGGATATGTGCAGAATGGAATATACACGCCAAACGAGGCGCGATCATTTATGAACAAGCCGCGCATGGAAGGCGGCGATAATCTGATATGCAACGGAAATTATATCAAGGTTGCGGACATTGGAAAAGACCAAGAGGAAGGGGGCGGCGAAAGTGGCGAAAATTTTAAAATTACAAAAGAAAGACAAAAACAACCGATATAGGGAAGTTGGCAGCATCGAGATCCGCAACGAAACGGAAACGGCGGCGGATCTTTGCTTTTTCGGGGATATAAACAGCGAGAGTTTGGGGGAATGGCAAAAGTATTATCCCGAAGATAAAGCCCCGAAAGATGTGCAGGACTTTTTGGATCAGCTTGACGGCGTTTCAAAAATCAACGTGCATATTAACAGCGGCGGCGGATCGGTATTCGGCGGCATTGCCATTTACAACATACTAAAGCGGCACAGCGCGGAAATAACCGTATATGTTGAGGGGTTGGCGGCGAGCATCGCAAGCGTTATAGCAATGGCGGGCGATCGGATCATCATACCGGCAAACGCGCAGATGATGATCCACAAGCCGAGCAGCATCACATGGGGCAACGCGGACGATATGAGGAAGGAGGCAGATGTTTTAGACGGTTGCCAAAAGGTTATTTTAAACACCTATATGCAGCATACCAAAGAGGGCGTGACACCGGAACAAATAAACGCGCTGATCGATGCGGAAACGTGGAAGAACGGCGAGGAATGGCAGGAATTTTTTGATATTGAGGTATCGGAAAAGAGCAATGCGGAAGCCTCTGCAAGTGATTATTTTGAACGGTACAACAACCTGCCGGAAAAGCTGAAAGGAAAACCGGAGCCGCAGGCGGCTGACATTGACAGTATAGCCGATGCACTGGCAAAGAGGCTTGAAAAAACAATCAAAGATAGCTGCATACCGATACCGGCAGCAGACGAGGACAAAGAAAAGCAGATAGCGGCAATTTTGGAGGATTTAGATTTGATCTAAGTCCTTTTTTAATGCAAAAATTTAAGGAGGCATACACAATGAATGAAGAATTAAAGAAGATGCTTGACAGCATCAAGGCAAAAAAGCAGGAAGTGCGGGATCTCTGCAAGGCGGGCAAGATCGAGGACGCGGCAAAGGCAAAGGACGAGTTAAAAGAGTTGCAGGCACAGTTTGATTTGCTTTATGATTTGGAGCAGGATAAACTGGACGATATGCAGCAGAAAGCAGCAGACGGAACCGCGAAAAAGATTGTGGATCAGACAAAGAAAATCGCGGGCGCGTTCGTGAACGCAATCAAGGCGGCAGTAGGCAAGGGCGATTTGTCGGCAGAGGATAAAGAGATCCTTAATTCCATGAATGAGGGCAAGGACGAGGACGGCGGCTTGACGGTGCCGAAGGACATCAGAACGGCGGTTAAAGAGTTGCGCCGTTCGGAGGACGCACTGGAAAACCTTGTAAACGTGGAGCGCGTAACCACATTAAGCGGCAGCAGGGTTATTGAGCGGTACGCCGATCAGACACCTTTTGACAACGTGGACGAGGCGGCAGAGTTTCCGGAGGTTTCAACGCCGCAATTTGAAAAGATCGATTACAAGGTAAAGAAAAAGGGCGGCATTTTAAAGGTTACGCAGGAACTTTTGAGCGATACCGCCGAAAATATCATCGGTTATCTGAAAAGGTGGATCGCCAAGAAAGGAAAGGCGACAAGAAACTTTATGATTATCGCCAAAGTGCGCGAGATTACCAAAGATGCGGAGGTGCCGGTTGCGGGGTTGGACGATCTGAAAAGGATATCTAACATTCTTTTGGATCCGGCAATCGCTTTAGGCGCGTGCGTGGTTACTAATCAGGACGGCTATAACTGGCTTGACACCTTAAAGGATAAGGACGGCAAGTATATTATGCAGCCGGATCCGACAAAGCCCATGAGTACACTTTTATTCGGCAAATATCCGGTAAAAAAGGTAAGCAACCGGACAATGCCGAGCATTGCGGCAGAGGGCGGCTATAAGGTGCCGATCGTGTGCGGCGATCTGAAAGAGGCAATCACAATTTTTGACCGCGAAACGCTGACAATCGACATTTCAAGCGTGGCGGGCGAGTTGTGGAAAACCGATCAGACCGGCATCAAGGTAAGGGAGCGTTTAGACATTCAGAGCGTGGACGAGGAGGCGATCGTCATGGCAGAGCATTTCATAGCATCGGACGGCGGCGCAGCCGTGGCAAGCATAGAGCCGAAAGAAAAAAAGACCTATACGCAGGCAGAAATTGAAAAACTGTCACGCGAAAAGATCATTGCATTGGGAACCCAATTAGGGTACACCATGACGACAACGGTAGCAGATGAAAAAGCGGCGGTTGTAGCTGATTTCATGGCGCAGCAGGCGGCAGCGCAGGGCGAGTAAGCAGCGACACGAGGAAAGAAACAAAGATAACGGCGGCGGGGTTTTCTGCCGCCAATGAAGGCGGGTGTGCAGAATGGCAATAATAACGCTGAAAGAGGTAAAAGAGTACGCAAGAATTGACATTGACGAGGACGATCAGTTCTTGGAAACACTGATCGTTTCGGCAGAGGAATATTTAAGAAATGCAACCGGAAAGGAATACCCCGAAACGGACGAAAACGGCAGCAAGATCAATTATGCACTTGAAAAAATCTATCTGCAATTACTTGCAGCTTATTGGTATGAAAAAAGAACGCCTGCGGGGGGAGTTGGGGAAGATTTTTGTTTTATGACAAAATCGTTAATGTTGCAATTACAAAATAAGTAGGTGGATTATGGATATAGGGCGAACCAACAAACGGATCACATTCTGCAGGTATGAAGAAAAAGAAAACGCATTATCACAGACAGAGCAGGCACTGGCAGAAGTAAAGACGGTATGGGCGAGCGTGGAGCCGACAAGGGGCAGGGAGTACCAAGAGGCGCAGCGGGTAAGACCGGAACTGACATATAAAATAACGACGCGGTACCACAAAGGGATTACGCCGGATCTGTTTATCCGCTTTGGAGAACGGTATTTTAATATCGTATCTGTTATCAATGTACGGGAGCGGAATGAGATGCTGGAAATGGTCTGCGTAGAGAAGATTTCCGAAGGGAACCTGTGTTGAAATTTGTCGGCATACGAACGCTGACAGGGAACAGGGCAGAACCTATAATAAAAAGAAAAAGGATGAAAGAAAATGAAAGATTTTTTGATTACATTGTTTTTGGGGTGGCTGGGAATCCATCGGTTTATGAAGAAGAAATACATAACCGGGGTGATATGGCTTTGCACGTTCGGCCTGTTCGGAATGGGGTGGTTTGTTGATACGGTTGTAGCATTTGTAATGATGCTAAAAGGAGAGCAGCAAACTAAAGTTTGTAATTTAGAACAAAATCAAAGGAACTATAAAAATTATACGGTTAGTGTAAAATGTAGAATGTTGCTAAAAAGTTTTGATACTGTGATTGTAGGCACTTTTGCAAAATGTTCATTGGATCCAGATATGGATCGAGAAGATATCGTAGAACAAATACAGCCCAAAAGTCAATTAGCATTAAAACATTGGAAATACAATGGAGAACCGGCATATTATGTAATGCACCCTAATGGCCTTGATGCAGGAAATGTAAGAGCTGGTTTGGCAAAAATTTTATATGAGGAATATAACGATTGCGAACTTGAAGTAACGGCAATATCTGAAACATGGGACGAAAAAAATGATTGTCCAACATACAATATCAGAATAGATATCTACAAATAAA